GAAAGTGGAATGTAAAAAAAAATCCGACGGACGGTCGCTTCGCGACCGTCTAGTGAGTTCGGCGCGAGTTACATTAAGAGACAGAGACCCCTAACCCCCTGGCTGCGAGTTCTTGACCCTAAGGTGAGTAGGGTCGCGAGAGTCGACCATGCTAAGATGGTAGCTCTATATAGAGACAAAAACCCTTTTTAGACTTAGAGACAAGTTAATTAGAGGGTTTATTTTAGATATAATGCCAAACAATAATCTCGTATCTATCCGCGCTAAGCTTGGTCATATCAGGATATTCGTTCATGAAAACAACGACGTGAGCCCCGCCGGCAGGCATGCATTTCATTCTTGACTCGTACTTGTTTGAGAAGATGAGTCCGTTCTTAAGCTGCTCCAGGATTGAATACTGGAGGAACTCAGATGTAGATCTGGGTAGGTCAAAGAGGAAGACTCGCTTGTCATCGTTGATTGCGAAGGCGAGGTCGTCTCGTTTTCCAGCTGAAAGGATCTGTACGTCATCAGGACGGGATCTGTAATAGGAGTGAGAGAACCAAGACTTTCCGGAGTTTCCAACAGGGTCGACGACGAAGATGATCTTACGCGCGTCAGGGGGTGCATCGAGGGCCTCTGCCAGTTCCTGTTGGTAAGGTCGGAAAACGGACACAAGGGGGGCAGGGGTTGGGTAGATGGCGTCGATGAACGTTTGAGTTCGTCCATTACGGAGAAATAGGCTGGGGTACTTGTAGGCCACAAGGGCTGGGGAGGGCTTGACGGGCTGCTCCAAGACCCAGTCGCGAAAGGATTCGTAGAGATTGGTCTTTCCGGGAACATTGGGTAGTTGTCCGTAGATGTGAGTGTTGGTTGAACCCTCCTTGCGGCAATACTCGGAGGCTTGAGCACAGGTTCCCCTTGCGGATTCGAGATGTGCTCTGGGAATAAGAAGACGGGCGGAGCGTAAACGGAGTCGCGATTGGAATACGACAAATCCTTGGATGTGCGGTGTCCCTTCGGCGCCGGTTTCATCGCTGAAGATGAGGTACTTGACTGCCGCGCCAAGCTCGTGCAGAGTCGTGTAGTCAAGCGGGGTCGGATTGTTGATGGTGAAACACCAGTTGCAGTTTTGTGGGTGAACGGCAAACATGCTCTGGCTTTTTTATGAGCTGAGGAGAGGAGATGTGGGTAATACTGTACCACATCTCCATTTGGACTTTTGGGGCGGCTTCTCATAATTTTGAATCCAATCGTGAAGAATGAAGACTCGCCGAATTAATTATGGGTCCCCCGCGCCGCGCAAGCGTCCGCGGACTATGACTTTAGTCGTGAAGAAGCCTCGTCAGATGAAAACACGACCGGTCCGGCGCCGGTCCTCTAAGAAGCGGTCTCGAAGAACAAGGCTAGCCAAGACTGGTGTCAGGAGCTTTGGTCCGCCAGATGCTAAGAACGTGTCGATCCTCGAACAAGCAGCTGTTGGGATTAACACACGTACTTGGGGTGCAACTAACATGATGCGGATTCCGTGGTCGACGACAAATAACAACAACGCTCGTTGTTCTAATCAGGCTCATGTGTCTGGTATGCTGCATGTGATGACTATCAGGAATCTGTTGGCCGTTCCTATTAGGTATTACGAGTACTGGGTCATCCCGAAGATATACAACCCTTTAACAATCAGTGACGCGTTGCTACAGGATGACTTCTATACGGCGCATGGCTTTGTTATTGATAAGGATCGTGTATGGACACCTTTGTTACCATCGTATTTGTATAACGAACCCGTTAACCCAGACAAGTATACGGTATTGAAGAAACGTATTACAAATTTGGCTCCACGAACTGGTTCGTCTGGCTCGTATCCTATGGGCTTAGATAAGTCAGAGCGCCATTTTAAGACCTATATACCTGTCGGTCGCAAGTATAATTATGGGTCGCAAGTGACATCTGGTGTTATCAACGATGGAGAACCTGATATCCCGATCGAGCCACCGATCTTTTATATCAGTTTCTGTATTGACACTATAACTGCGACAAATACAGCAGTAACGACTAACGCTGTTTTTCGTGAGTTACATATGGTTACATTCTTCCGTGACGGCGAAAGTGGAATGTAAAAAAAAATCCGACGGACGGTCGCTTCGCGACCGTCTAGTGAGTTCGGCGCGAGTTACATTAAGAGACAGAGACCCCTAACCCCCTGGCTGCGAGTTCTTGACCCTA